CATTGATCAACAAGTTTAGTAAATCGAAGAATATTAGGGTCATTTTTATCTAATTCTTCTGTATATTCGGAGTTAAATACTTGGAGTTTACTTTTTGATGAAACTGGAAATAGTTTACTTCCAATAATATGTTTTTGTCTTTGTACAGTGAATTGTATTTTATTATCATCCAAAATAATCATTTAATCACTCTCCTATTATACTAATTATAGAGGACGAGTATATGATTGTCAAAAAAACAAATAAAGGATTATATGTCACTCATTCTTTTCATTCTAGCATCCTGATCCTTATAAATTTTCCTTAATTTTAAATTGGGAGATTTACATCCAAGATTTTTACACCTATTACAAAAGAATTTGATATACATTTGAACATCTTCTGCACTTGCATTGTGATTAATTAATTTACAGAATCTTATAGCATCTTCTTTCATGCAATCATTCATATTTAACACTCCTTTTCCAATTATAACTAACAAGCAATCCATTGTCAAAAGGTAAAAAATGAGGGAATCTTCATTACAAAGACTCCCTCTTAGGATGAAAGAAAGAGTTTATAAATAAATCACTTATATTTGTTATGATATATTATTTTAGGGTTTATCTCAATGGGGAGATTAGATATCTTTAAAAATATCAAGCATTTGTTCTTTTGAAGCATGATACATTATAATATCATGTACACAAAGATGTTCATAAATCCTTTTTAGTTTTTGAGAGTCACCATTTAATAAATCATTAACATATTTGGCAGTTTCTAAAGCATCGTCTGTTAAACTCATAATAATATTATCACCTCACTTTTGTATGATAATTGTACATTATGAGATGAAATAAATCAAGAAATATTTATTTATTATTTGTATAGAACTTACTCTACAACTTTACCCTTCTTTAATAAAGCAATTTCTTCATTTGTTAAATACACAAATTCTGCTTGCTGTATAGGTAAATTACTTAACACTACCACAGTACAATCATTTCTTAACAATCTTGCTCTGCCAATTGCCCCTAAACCACATTAGACCAACATTTCTCATTCTTTATATCACGTATTATTCTACTATTAATTCCAGTTAATTTAATAATATCTCTAGTTTTTAAATTTTCTTTAAGAAGTTTTTTAATTTTAATAATTTGTTCAATTGTTAAATGTTTATTTTTCTCCACAAAACCGTCAACTTTTACATGTTTCCAAGAATCTCCAATTCTAATTCTATTTATATAACTTGGAGTAACTTCAAACTTTTCTGCAATTTCTTTATTTTTAAAACCATCTCTACACATTTCTTTAACTTGATATACTTGTGTATCTGTTAATTTTGCATTAGAATTTTTTTCACCTCTAGAAGAATCTCTTATTTTTCTCTTGCCCTCTTCTGACATTTTATAACCAAGACTATTTCCTGCTGTTGGTAAGATATTATACCCATAATTTATATCACAAACATTTAAAGTATCTATCCAATATTGTTCTCTTTCTTTTAATATGTCTTTGTCTTCTATGTATTCAATTACTTCAAATGAAAAATTATCTTCTCCATACTTACCCCATGCTCTTTGTAAGTGAATAGAATGATGAATATTATGCTTTAGATCATACAAATGTTTCTTCTTTCTTTTATTTAAGTTTATAGCACTACCAACATATATTTTATTATTAATTATATTAGTTATTTTATAAATACCCATTCTGTTTGTTTCCATTATTTTATCACTTCTCCTTCATAATTGACATAAAAATAGAGAGTCTCATTCAACTCTCAAAAATTAAAATTAAATTAAAAGAATATATCCCAAATTGAGCGTCAAGCGAAATTTGGTAAGGTAATCTTTTGGCACAAAAGTTACCGCATACCCTCGTCGTTCCTTTGACATGTCACAAGATAATTATTATATTATAATGAATATACTAGTCCTTGCAGGAGGCTTTTCATTACAGTAATTTTGTTGTCACAAAATTCCTTCCATGGATATATTATTATAATTATTATTTTTACAATTTGTATCCCTAAATTATACATTTATCTATAATATAGAAAGATGTATAGAAAAGGGATACATTATATTATAATTCTAATGTTTTTATAATTGTCCAATAAGTATATTTTTTTACTTTCCCTTCTTCTCTTTTAGAAGTTTTTGTTGCAGTTACTTTATATGGTAATTTTAATGTTTTCTCCATAATACTATTAAATGTATCAGGATGCATCTTTTTAGTTCCTTGTAATAAACTTCTATCAATTTGATATGCTTCGCTTGTTAATAATTCCTTGAGTTTTATTTGATCTTCCTCTAACACCTTTGTATCGAGTAAAGATTCTAAATAATTCTCTAATGTTTCAATATCAGAGTCTAGCATTACTTCTTCTATTAAATATTCTTCTTCAAAAGTATCTTCCAAATTCAACCATCCTAACTGCTCACGAATATATGTAAATTTATCAGTCATTTCAAATTGTTTAATCATATATTCGGCAAATTTAATATCTTTCTTTAATCTTACTTCCCCTATAGGATTAACCATAAACTCATTTGTTACAGAGTCTTTATAGATAATATCATCACTAATTTTGCTAAGTTTATTATCATATTTGTGATTAAAACTATTTTTATTGTCATCTTCAAGCATTAATAAATCTATATCTGCTAATTTCCTATTGTATTTTCTTAATAATCCTTGAAATGCCTTCTTTGACCTTGTTGAAATATAGAGATTTATTTCTTGAGGATTATCAATTAAAATCCTCTTTCTTCCAAGCATTTGTAAAGTCGATACTTTATCCCATGCTAATATTACTATATTTGTAAGAAGATCATCCTTTATATTGATTCCATTGTCTAACGCCTTAGATGCTATTAATACTTTCTTTTGGAATATATCCTCATTAATTATAGATATTAATTCTTCACTTTTTGTTCCTGATTTTATTATAGAACATTTATCTTCTCCAATATTATCCATTATTTTCTTTCCATCTTTTAAATCACTAATGAATATTAACCATTTTTCATCACTTGTATCGTTTAATATCATATTAGTAATTATTTCTACGTAATTATAATGTTCGATATATTTTACTTTTACATTTGAATAATCCTTACCAGTTTTATAGGTATGTATCTTTGGTTTATTACCCATTATTTTATCTATAGCACTATTCATATGGAATGTAATAGGTTTACCAATCTCGTCCATAGTAGCACTCATAAATACTTTTATAAGATTAGGATATTGTGCTACTATTAATTTTTTATATGTAAATCTACATAAATTATTATATCCTGAGTCTGATAATACAAAATGACACTCATCCAAAATTATTGCTGAATATCTACTTAAATCAAATAATTTCCCTCTGTAATTTTCATTTAATGAACTATGTTGAAGAGCGTGATATGAGCAAACAGTAACATGACCAATAGTTTTTGTGCCATCTAATTCTTCTAATGTTTCAGGTATTTTCAATCCATGTGATTCTAATAAACGTTTTTTAACTTGTCTTTTTAAATTTGTTCTATTTGATACGAATAATACTTTACTTGGTGACATATAAGGCATGAAAATATTCTCTATGAAATAATTCTTACCTGTCCCTGTCTGTGCTTCAATAATTACTATATCTCTTGGATTCCATTTTCTATAAGTTTCCCCTATGATATTTGATACATAATCTAGATTTAATTTCATTAATTGCTTTCCTCCTTCAAAATGGTATAGAAAATTAAGTGTTTCTTAATTTTTCTTTTAATTGATTTAATTCAGTCATTGCTTTAGAAAATTTATCAGTGTCCTCAAAACTATAAACGGTATCTGAACCAAAACCTTGCTTGTAATATCTAAACCCCAAATAGGATAAAGCTTCTGCCAAATACCTCTTGCGAACTTCATAGGTTTTCATTAATAATCATTCCTTCTTATTTATTTTTATTTTTGCTAATAGAATAGGTTGCCTAAATTTACTTTTCACATTTTTCAACATCTCGCTTTCTTTTTTAATTTATTAATTGTTTACTCGCCCAAAAAATAGAGAACTAGCAGGATAAGATGCGAGTTATCTATTAATAATGAATGGCCTATCCATTACTCCTGCTAGTTTTGTGTATATTTCAACACAAGAAAATCCCATTCCTTAAATTAAGAGAATGAGATTCTATCTATTGAAATATTAAATTATTAAATTACCAACCCAAATCATCATCAATAATATCTGTCTTCTTACCCTTCATAAATCTAGGTCTCCAGTAATCATCCTCTTGACATACCTCTTCATCATCCCAACCTTCACCAAGATTATAATAATTATCTAAACACAAATGCCTAAATTTATCATATAATTCATTTGCTATGACTTTTTCATGTTCAGTTTCATATTGTGAATCGTGTAATACTTTTATTAATAAATCTAACTTTTCTTCATTTAATTTTAAATAGGTGTGCATTGTTTTATCTCTCCTTTGTTATTAAAAAGGTGTCGTAAATCTCGACACCTTTCATACAATATTATTTATGTATTATTAACTATTTCCATCCGAATTTAATTTAATATCATATTTCTCCCAATGCCCTATAATTTTCTTAAATCTTTCTTCTGTATAAAATTCCTTACTCTTTATCTCTATTCACTAAAGTCCTCGCAGGACTTCTGTTAAATTTATGATCATTTTAATTAACTCATATGGTTTTTGTTTATGAGGATTAAATCTAATAATATGATAACCTTTTTCCTTTATATAATTTTCTCTTATTATTTCTCCATCTTTTGAATATATAGAGTGATTATTTTCATCTATTTCTATTGCAATGTGTTTAAATAAGACATAATCTATAATATAATTATTACATTTAACTTGTTTGCTAATATTCTCTTTCCCAAACGAAAAATCTAAATAATCTCCATATTTTTGTTCTAGTCTTTTAAAATGGAATCTATGTCCATTGGATAGTTCTTCATATAATTTGGAATCTTTTATTAATAATTCTTCTCTAACTTGTCTAGATATTTCTGAATCTGCTAACAAAATGCTTATTTTTAGCATAACTTTTTTAGGAATTATGGTCAAAGATTTAACCCGCGAATTTATATTATTTTTTATTTTAAAGGACTTTAGCTGTTCTCCTTCTAAAACAGTTAAACCATCAGCAACTAATTCACTTCGATGATCTTTAATTAAACTATTAATTGCTTCTAAACCAACTTCATAAAAATTAGCAGTCATTTCTGTAGTAACATGAGTACCGTTTGCTAATGATATTAATCTTTTTACCTTGTTTAATATTTCATCTACTCTTTGAACATAATCATTATCCATATACTTATCTCTCATTGTTTTTGACTCAACCAACATTAATTCATTATTACTACTATTTTTATTTTCCATTATTAAAACAACCTTCTTTCTTTAAATTTATTTTTTATAATTCTTGATAATATTTCTGAGCAATTCACCATCTCTAAATAGATAAACATTTCTTCCATCATTTTTAGAATCAACCCTAATACTGTGCATTGGAAATCCATTCATCAAAATAAAACCTGCTAATCTTTGCGAAAAACAATTGTATAATTCCATCCTCTCACCTCCTCTCAATAAAATTTGGCATAATAAAAAGAGTCACAATTTCTTGTAACTCCCTAGTTATAAAACCATTAAAAATACGATATAATAGACTATATACATCCAACACAAACCATCCTTAAAGGAGGATATTCACCAATGAAAACTTGCCCACAATGCAATATTCCTCAAGAAATATATCAATTTAGAAAATTAATAAATGATATCTGTATGAAATGCGAATCTTTAAAAGTTTATGAAAGAATGTTAAAATTTTTATATACAGATATTGGACTAGAAAATTTAGATAAATCATTAGAAGAAATTATTGTTAAGAGTAAATACTTAACTGCCACTTACACTGTACCATTAGAAAAAGCTATTAAATATATTGTAGAGGGCAGAGCACAAGTGTATAAACCAGACATGATTTATAGAATTGACCATGAAGATGAAAATTGGATAGTAAGATATGAAGTTCTTGAAAGAGATAATTATACTTGTCATTATTGTGGCAAACACACTGATGAATCTGTAGATCATTTATTGCCTAAAAGCAAAGGTGGTAGGTATACCCATGAAAATCTCGTATGCTGTTGTCATGATTGTAATCAACTTAGAAAAAATATGGATTATGATGAATTTAAGGAAATTCTATTGCTTCCAAAAGAACAGCAATATTTATTACTTTGTCCTGAAGAAGTTAACAAGTTCAATAAGCAAAAAGCACATGAGAAGTTATGTGTCGAACAAACTCAACAGAAAAAAGAGAAATATAGAAAAGCGAGTAGTGTGTCTAAAGTTTTATTGAGACAAAAAGAAAAATATGGATGGTAATAATAAAAGAGAGAACTTTAAATTAATAAAATTCTCTCAAATCGAACTAAATCGCCTAATATTTCATTTTATACCTATTTTACCTCTCTTATGCTTCCATTATCTCTTGATTCCTTCAATTTACTACCTAGTCTATACCTATCCATTAAAACTGGAATTTTATGGGAATTAAATGTAATTTATTTATGTATTATGTTCTATTTTCTTGAATTGAAATCCACATAATGAAAACAGAATATACTATGATTGAAAATATTACTGCTACAAAATAAATCAATATATTTGTACCTACCCTTATCCTTGAGTGTAAATTTTGATCTAAAAACTAATATTTTCACAACCCTGAAACCTTACTATAGCAACACTTTCAGGCCCACAATAAATTGATTCGCACAGAAAGCACTCTATTTTCCCTCAGAATTATCTTCTAGAATAATTGTGCCACTCGATAAATCAAGACGCTTAAATGAGCTTTAATTTGTGATATTGTTGATTATTGTGCTTCTCTATTAATTAAAATACCAATTACTGTTGCTACAGCAGAAACTCCATTAGCAATTTCATTAATACTATCATTTGTAAGTAGTTGAAACCCAAATGCGTCAGTAACAAGTTTTACAGCTCCTAAGATCGCTATAGCAAGAGCAGGTTTACGAAATTTTTCTAACATAATATTTACCTTCTTTCTTTTATTATTATTTTATTTAATTAAACCCTTTTCCTCTTAACGTCCTTCCAAGAACATCTAATTGTTTTAATATCTCTACTATTTGATTTGTATTCATAAGACGCTGTTCTCTTGCAATCGCAAATTCTTCTTTGAGTAGTATGAGAATGTCTCCATTTTGTTTTGAGAGTTCTTTGTTTAATTCTTTTATGATTAGTGATGTTATTTTTGATATGAGCCAATTTTTAATTTTATTTAATCTGTTCATATAGATCATTCTCCTTATTTTAAGTGAATTCTAAAACACAGGAATGGACACGCTTATCCCTTTTGCTGCAAATATTCCTAATATGACAATTACAATAACTGTACCTCCTATAGTCAATCCTTTGACAATTATCTCCTTCTTATTGGTGCTTTTGGTGGTATTTCCTTCTATGAGTGTATTCATTGTTTGAAGAACCGAGTTATTACTAGCAAGCAAGGCATTATTATTTGTTAGTGAATTATTCTCAATTCTAGTTAATTGAATAGTAATATTATTAAATTTCTCCTTGAAAACTTCTGTGTCAATTTCCAACTTGTTTATCCTGTTGCCATGGTCGTCTAAAACTTCTTTAATATCTTCTTCAAAACTCACTTCCAACACCTCTTTCGCTATATTTTCCATTTTTATTTGACACGCCCTTCCTTTTATGTTAAGATAACGTCAATGGATGCAATATTTAGAGTATTGCAAACAGGAGACAGTCCAGATGGGCAAGTCTGGCTGTCATACATAGAATAATTTAATAAATAAAATTAAAAGAGGTGTAATTATAATTTTACACCTCTAGTTTGAGTTTAAATTATAAAATAAATTTACTTTATCTTTCCAATAAATCTCAAATAGCTCACCATAGTATCATCAAATTCATTACCAGTAATTAATTTAACTTTTGGATTTACCGAACTCCCTCCAACTTGAATGATATTCTCAACTAAATCAAATAAATCATTTGTAAATTGTTTTGGATAGAATGCGCAAGGGCATTGTAAATGTCTGGCTAAATTCATTGCACAACCCTCATCTTCAGGATAAAGATATATTACTAAATTCTTCACTCTTTTAATTCCTCCTTGGAGTTGATTTGATTGATTTTCTACATATTTTATACCAGTGACTTCACAAATTCCTTTGTATATCGCTTTTGCAACTTTTATATCCCAATTAGTATCTTTCATTAAATTTTCCTCATTTTGATTACTGATAAATCCTATTTCGGTAAGAATTGCCGACATATCTGTTTTGCGTAAAACCCAAAAATTAGAATATTTAACCCCTCTATCTGTAAGATTTGTTATAGATATTAAATTGTTTTGAATTGCATGAGCTAATTTATCTCCTTGACCTCCAGAACTTAAAGCAAATGTTTCTATTCCACGAACAGCAGAATCTGATGCACTATTGCAATGAACAGAAATAAAATAGTCTGCCTCCCATCCATTTGCTTGATTTGTTACGTCTTCTAAATCTCCATCTTGAATTATTAAAACTTCATGACCACTTGATTTAATATAAAGTGCAAGAATATTTACTATTTCAATTGTTTCTGTTGCTTCTGTGAATCCATCACTTGCGACTGCTCCTGAGTCAGTTGTGCCATTATTCATTTTCCCATGTCCGGCATTTAAACAAAATTTCATTAAATCACCTTCCTAAATTAAAAAATAAAAAGAGATAATCATAATAATTATCTCTAAAACATAATTATCCAAAAATATCCAACCCTGTAACTAGTCTATAGCTTTATTCTTAAAACACCATTATCAATTAAAATCAAGTATTTATTTATATGAATTTTAAGATATAATAATTTTTGTTTTGATAATTTAATACACCATAATTGAAAAAAGAGAGTAATTAATTTTACTCTCTTTCTTTTGTATTTATATATTTTGTGAAATATAAATCTAATAGATAGTAAATGTCAAATACGACATAAGTCATTTGGCTTTTGTGGAAAATAAAATTTTATTGCCTATAAGGATAAACACTATGCTATAGAACGCTGTGGCGGTGCATAATATATTTTGGAATGACATAAGTACCCATCCCGTTAATAAAACAGCATATATCATAGTATATTTAATATTTAAATTTATTCGTTTATATATAAAATAGGTAAAGAATATATATATTGTCAGGCTAATAAAATTTAAATCACCATAATCGATAAAGAATTCATAGAAACCTGTCGGGACAGTAGTCAATCCATTGGGATATAAACGATACAAATCTGCTGTATAATTCGGATAATCTTTAACGATATTTTGTAATTGGAATACACCTTCTAATATTGGCCTAAATGTATAAATTCCATTTGTTTGATTAAAATTTTGATATTTAGCATTAATAATTGATTCATTTAAAACCTCAAACGACATTGGAAAATATCCATAGTACCATGGCAACAAACCAAGTGGATCTTCATAGCCGGTATATTGAATACCAGTAGAATACGACAAATCATATTCGCCATTATTACTAACCCTTATATTCCCAGCGCCCACAAACGTAATTGCAATAATTATTGCAATTACAATAACTTTAAATTTTGTTATAAATTTAATATGAAAATTTTCATAACAAATAAAGAATATGAAGAATTCTATTGTCCAAACAAATGGCCCCATTCTGGCCCCTTTTGTAATAAAGAACCAAAAAATATCTAGAAATATAAATAAAAATAACCATTTTTTGCTCGATTTTCTTAAATTTCCTTTTTTTATTGCAACATAATTCAACATTACTACGACGCCTGTATTATGCGTAAAATATGAAATAAGTGATGCAGAATAAACATGTATGTCTATACCACTAAGGTATGGGAAAAAGGTATTACTTCCTAAATAATTCTCTACTAAAACCAAACCTAAATAAATAAAATTCATTAGGAATAAAATAACCATTTTACTATGACTAAAGGAAATATTAATGTCGCGAAGATTTTGCGAATTTTTAACGGATTTTAACGGTTGACCAAAAATAAGACTTGCCATACAGGTGGCTATATTCAAATATACCATAATTAAATATGTTGATCCGTCAACTTCAAACTGAATATTGTCAGAAAGTCTTAATAAATACAGCAAAAAATTCATATTCAAGAATGCAATTATACTGATTAATGAAAGACAATTTTTCTTTATAACCAATGTCCATATTGCAAAAAAAACTAGTATAGCTAATGACATAAAATACCCAATAACCAATTATCGTCCTACCACCTTTACTTATATATTATATCGCTCCCCCTCCTAACTATTCTTCTTTCATCTGTGAAAGTCCTGCTTTTAATTCTGATTTCATAAAATAAATTATAAATTACGTGGATAACTTTTAGGCACTTGGTACGCTTTCAATAATATAATACTTACCGCCCTTAATTAAATAGGTCACGCTTGTATAAATACCCACTAGGTTATAATCCTGCGTTAGTCCATTTAATTGTTCTGCCGTACAATTAAGATGTATATACACAGCATTTGAGGATACCGTAGGCAGTAATACTAATTTTAAAATACCTTCCCCGTTTGGCAACGTAGATTTCATAGTTAGATTAAATGCTTCAATTGTATTGTCAATGTAAACTGTTGCAATTTCATTAACAGTGGAACCGCTTTTAGCGTAAAGAACCTTATTTTTATACTGCCTTAATACATTAATTGAATCCGCAGTATAAGCTAAAGGAACAGTTAACCCTAAATATTTTGAAATATAACTACCATTGTCAAACTCCATACCTTCAAATATCGTGCAACCAATAAATGCTGATATATCCTTATCATTAATACCTTTGTTATCCCGAACGGTAATATTAGTCATATTCAAGGTTGAAGATGTTACAAATATTTTGTTATTAGACTTCATGAATTCATTGTCGTGTATATCTAATTTGTCTATAGGTGAGTATAGTTCGATGATTTGGTTATCTCCTACAATTACTTCTCCTTCCTCGAATGTGTTTCCATTAACATCTATATTTGCGATAGCTGATAAGGATAAGACTTTATTACCAGTGTAGAACAAGAATTGATTATCATGTATCTTAATTTTTCCCTTGTCTACAATATTAGTAATTTCACATCTAATATGCGTACTACAGTTTTTGAATGAGTTATCGTGTATGTCTACATTTGCCCCTTGGTTTACCGTTATCCCTGAGTTAAAGTTTTCAATGATATTGTCATGTACAAATATACCCATACACTCGATATATGAGTCTACTGGAGAAATTCTGAGTGCCGATCCTGTAGCTGGTTTTGTTGAATTAATTAATATATTGTCGTGACACATGCCTCTCATTGGAGTGTCTAAGTCAATACCATAGGTGAAATTAAATATCTTATTTCCGGATACTGTATAATTTTTAACTCTTCCTATGCCGATAGCTTTTCCGGAAATGACACCAATGCTTTTAATAACATTATTACATAAAGATACATCGTTGTAATATCCAACTGAATTGACCCCTAATGGTTCATTGTCAATGTCGATTAAACTAGCAGAAGCTACGGTCGTTTCAAATTGGTTATCATTAACATTGATATTTACAACATTAGTTGGTGGAAAATTACTGCTCCAACCATAAATAACATTCCTCTTGTACTTTCCGCTATTGCGGTTAAAGTTCAACGTCTTTGTATCCTTAATGTGAACAATGCAAGTTGACGCATCTGGCATATTTGTGCTGTCAAAGTAACAATCCTCAAAGGTTAATTCTTCACCGTTATTAAAACTCATAGGAGATCCTGGGGAATTGTCAGCAACCTCATTGCCGTCTAGTGCAACTATAGATAGGTTCTTGAATATGACTTTACCCATATTCAAATGTGAGTATATACCATCAAACCCATCAACTAAATTATCAATTGTAATGATGCTCTTATATTTGTTCACGCCTGTAAAGGTAACGTCATGACTTCCGATATCAAGCTTGCTAATTAAATAGTTACCTTCAGGTAAAGAGATACTTGTTATTCCGAGATTTATTAAAGTTTGGAATATCGCACTATCGTCAGTAACTAAATCTCCCTTTGCCCCGCGTGCTTTTACGCTCGTCGCATTATCAGCCTTATATAAATCAAACTCACTCACTATTTCTTGTAAAGCACCTTCTACATCAGTCGCATTTATAATATTTCCATTATCAATTAGAGTTACTTTATTGGCACTCGCACCGACTTCCTGCCATGCTGTTCCATCCCAATACTTATCTTTTGCCATTATTATAGTTCCTCCTCTAGTAAATATTTTAGATTATCTGGAATATTTTCAATATAATAAACCTTATACTTTCGACAATTGTCTCTATTTTTATTTTCTTTCAATTGCCTTTCAATACTTCTTCTACTTATATTTATATCTTCGTTGGCTCTTGTTTGGTTGTCCCACATACCTAAATGAATATTATTCATATCAAATACAACAAATTCTCTATGTATGCTTTTAATTTTCATTAACTTCTCTTGCAATTTTTCTTTTGTGAAATTATCTTTAAATATTATTATCATCTTCTTTATTTGCAATATCTTTGAAGTAATAAAATGTATAACCTTTGTGAGTTTTATTTTTCTCAGATAAGCAAGCACATATTTTTGACTTGGTTAGCTTTAACTCTTGAGAACATACTACTTGGGAGTCATAACTACCTATAAATTCTTCATCCTTATAAACATTGAATATTTTACCTATATTCTTTTTTGGTTTATTTAATAACTCTTGCAATCTTACTTCATTATCCTCGTTTAAATTAATAAAATAATAACCCTTATGTGAAGATATTTCTTTATTTAAGCATCTTCCGATTGCATTATCTTTTATATTTAATTCTGTACAACATAAAGTTTGATTGCTAAACGTATTTACATATCTTCCCGTTTCTTTTTCGTACACATTGAAGAATTTAGAATTATATTTATCTAATATTTCAGATAATATTAGTCCAGTATTAATGTCATCATAAATAAAAATATATTTATTATTTTGTGGTTTCTTTTCTCTTAAACATGAAGATATATTTTGATGACTAACATCTATATCTTTAGAACATTCTACAGTTGTTGAATAACCCCCTAACATAATACCTTCTATACTATAAACATTAAAAAGAGCACTCATTATTGGTGTTTTTATCTTTCTCGCATTATCTAATTTTATTTTTCTAAAATCCTCGGTATTATTATCACAATAAATAAATATATATCCTTTGTGGATATTAGCTTTGTTATTCAAACAAGAATTCACTAAATTACTCCTTATGTTCAGTTCATTCGCACATAAGTTTTGATTAATATATGTATCAATCAATTTTCCATCTAGGGAGTAAACATTAAATGGTTTTCCGCCTTGACTAATTGCCATTTTTTCTCTTAATTCTAAAGAATATATAAATCCTTTATTTCCTTTATCACCTCCAATTGTTTCATTATAGCCATTTTTTAATGAATCATATTGCTTAATATAATAACGCTCTTTTTCATCCAATTCTTTTTCATTACCACAATAATCAATAATTTCCCATGTGATATTTTCTATGCCATATTTTCTAATCGCATTTAAAAAAGCTCTATTTTTGCTAGTGGTTTTAGATTCGCTTAAATGTTTGGAAATCCTATTTGTTAAACCAGAAATTGTTTGCCCTATGTAGATTTTACCACTTGGAGAAGTTGCCTTATAAACTACATAATCTGTAGGAAATTTATCTGTTTTAACCGTGTACCTATACTTGCTCCCGTAATTTAACATACTATTATCATTCTCCTTCCAATATTAGAGACACAAAATGGGAAAACAACTTATGTATTGGCATGAGTTGTTTTAATTACTCTTATAAATTCGCGCAAATCTATAAGAAACCATACAATTAAAACCCATATAACATCTAATCATCTTAAAATTGAACATCAAAAAAGACAGATTAATTAATCTGTCTTAAAAACAAATATTAAATTTAAAATTACTTTAAACACTCAAATCAATCCATATATCTCCTAAATTTGGTGAACTCGGTGCAATTGCTCCAACACTTACTTTTTTTACCACTTCATTAATAGAACTAACAATATCAGTCTTAACACTAGTATTTAAACTACTCAAATCTCCAACCTTTTCAAAATCATGAGCATCAATTCTTGCTTTTAAATTCGCATACCCAATACCCAAAGAACTAACTCTTGCATTTTCAACTTCTTGAGTAGTTAAACTTCCAGCTCCACCAGGAACACTTCTAAATGCTTCTACTTTTGTTCCTGCAATAACTCCACTAGTTAAAGTAAATGAATTTGTACTAGTCTCAGTATAATTTACTCCAATAATTTGCTTGATTCCAGTAACATACACCATCAATTGATTTACACCTATCAAATAAGGAAATTCAGTCAATGTAAATAGTGTTTGATTTGCTGTTGCTGTAAAAACTTGACTATCATTTGCTCCATATCCTCCGGCAAAAGTTAAATCTAAAACATATGATTTTTCAAAAATAGTACCATTATATCTCCACATTGCATTATTGGCTGTAATTGCATCATTAATAACTTGATAAGTATCACCTAAAATATTATCAGATATGGGGAGAGATGCAATTCCTGTAATAACACCTTTAAAATTTATATGTCCAGATGAATATGTATTTTGACGATTTGTTTCTTGAGATTCACGAGTCTCTTCTTGAGAAATTCTAGTTAATTCATTTGCTTGAGCAGTTGCATTAGTTTCATTTAATTCTCCTATTGAAATATTTGCTGTTACAATAGTTCCATCTAAAGTTCCATTTATAATTGTTGCAGAATCAATTGAATCATCTAAATTACTTTTTGTTATATTTGCAGTTGTATCGCTTAAATCAAGAGCTATTTTAGTTTCTAATGCTGTAACATTAGATCCATCTAATAAACTTTTAGTTTCTAATGCTGTAGAATTAGATGCATCTAAATTACTTTTTGTTATACCTGCAGTCGTATTACTTAAATCAAGTGCTGTTTTTGATATTCCAGAGGTAGATATACTTGCATCTAAATTTGTTTTAGAAGTATTAGAATTAGAAATAGATAAATCTAATGCTGTTTTTTTAGTGTCGGCAGTAATAAATCTAGAATCTAAATCTGATTTCAATATATTCCCTGTAGTAATATCTGAATCTAATTCTGTTTCTAGAGCTTGGGCAGTAGAAATTGCTGAAGTTAATCCTCCTAAAGATTCAATTGCTACTGAACCTGTATTTATCATATTTTGAAGAGTTTGTGTTACATCATTTCCATCTGTGCTATAAATTCTTTCAGCAGGTATTTGAATAATTCCTCTACCCTTAAAATTAGCAGTTACAGTTTTTCCATTTTCTGAACTCGCGAAAGACACAATACCATTTATATAATTTACATAGAAGGTTGTATCTATTAATCCACTTGGACTTTTAGATTCTGCGTATCCAGATATTGTTACACCCTCGAATTGATTAGGTAGCTCAGATAAAATTATTTTATTGCTAACAATTACAGAGGTGGTGGATAAGGGTACAAATGGGTCAAGCGCACTCCCCTCGCGAAGTTCGTACAGAAGTGGATTATTAAATTCAAAAGCCATTTACTTTCCTCCTTTTAATATTAAAAAAGAGACAGAACTAAATCCATCTCTTTTTTAAACAAAATATATTAAGTATCAATTATCTTCTAATATTGATACTTAAACCTTTCCCAAACTGATTGATATGGAATTATAATTATAACTCTTACTTATAGAGCGAATTTTATTATAACCAGTAAGAGTAGATCCTAAATATTCTTCTAATAATTCACCATCTTTCAAATATATTTTAATAATATCTAATGATGTTGAGAATTTACTATTGATTTCAACAATATCTTGCAATGTGCCATCAGAATTCTTACCAATAATTATATTTGCAACTGTAGCAACATTGCTCATTGTATTGTCAATATATTCTTGTACGTCAATTATTTTATTAAATGAATCTCCATTTGATAATTCTATTCGTGCGATCATTTTAAAGTCTCCTCCTAATTTATAATCCAATGTGTTTATTATGTTGGTTGAGGGTAAGTTTCTGTTACCCAATTTTTCAATATAATTATTTGAGCATCAGTATAGGAATTAGCTGTACTAACTGCTGCATTTGCTGTCATTATTGCGGTAGATGCATTTGAATATGCACTATTAGCAATACTTAAAGCACTATTCGCTGTACTTACTGCATTTGCAATATCTGAAGAATTCGCTGATTGAACAAATGTTATATTTGATTCTTCTGCTATAGCAATATCCTCTAATATGAAAGCTTTCGCATTATAATATTGTTCAAATTTTGTATTAAATTCTATTCTATTTATAGGTGTTGTTACATTAGAAGATAAATCAAGAGTGGAAATATAAATTGCTAAATCATCATAAGCAGGGGTGTAAGAATGAGTATCGTTCCAGTTAGGTTGGGCACATTCATAACAAAGTTTTTCTAATAATAATGTTGCTTTAGCACTAATTATAACTTTCTCTGCCATAATTGCATCCCATTCGCTTTGTACAAATCTTTTTTCTATTGCATTCAATTTACTATCATCTGTTATTTCGTCAAACTTGTTTCCTACATAAATTTTCCCAGCAGATACAATATTCTCAGATAAAACACTTCTTGCAAAATAATAAGTCGTAAATTTAACATCAAAAGTTATTCTATCTACATTTGAGGTTTTTATCATATTACCTAAAATAGAAAAATCATCACCAGTATATGGAGAAACGCTAGATGGTGCTACATATAGATAATCATATAATCCTACTCCTGCTCCATTATAGGATAGTGTATACGCAGTTGTATCTACACTATAATATTCTGCTTGATTTATATAACCATCATATTCTGCTACTATAGAGTCCCATATTGGTTTTAAGACCGTTATTTTTTCGTTTTTAGTAATTTTCCCACCATCAGCAATTTCATCTAAATTCATCAATGCTGAAGTAGCATCAGTTTGTGCTTTATTTGTTAATGCTTTGGTTATATTTATCGCAACATCATCAGTATATTCAGTATAATAAATCCAATCAGAATCAACATAACTTCCTGTTAATCTTTCCGCTACGCAAATCTTAAAATTTCCACCAACTTGTTGCCTCCATAAATCTTGAATACTATATGGAGGTTGAGGAGTTGCAACAAATATTCTCAATTCTAAATCTAATGATCCTTGTACTCTTGAAGCATTAGAAAATACCTTTATGACATCTACATTATCAATCAAATCCCATAAATATGTAGAAGAAAATCTATAAACATTTCCTTCTACAACATCATAAAATAAATCTCCAACGTGATATCCTTTAATTGTATCTGTGTCCCACTCAATACTTGGAAGATTAGTCAATAATGGAGCATAACCATAAAAATAACATTCAATTTTCCCATCTGAACTTTGACTTTGAAAATTAGTATTATCTGCATTGTATAATGTGTCTGCAAATAATTTTAATGATGTTGCTATAATTGTATTTGGTTTAGAATTATCAACTTCTAAAGTTGATAATTTTGCAATAAGTGATGTTTTAGCAATATTTAAACCATCATACAATAACTGAATATTACTTATCTCCGGTGCAGTAATTGCTTTAGGCACTAATAAGTTGATCCAATTGTTTAATTCTAATTGCAATGAATTTAAAGCATCTTGAAAATTTGTTTTTTCATTAGGACTTATATCACTCAATCCTAAATTAGTGGCAAGATCAATTAATGGTTTAGATTCTTCGATTACTAAAGTTAAATCAGTTCCAAGTATAATAGAATCACTTACACTTATTGTAAAACTACTAAATGAACTATTTATTTTTAATCCTAATGCAATTATTGCTTCTGCTAGTCCTGATATTGATTCTCCTATATAATCTCTAGCAATAACCATTATTTCTTCTAATAGTACAATTTTATTATCATAATACGATGCAAAATAATTAATAAATG